TATTAAAGGACTTATCGGATAAATTCAAGTCTTCAGGGGATTATAAGTATGTAATGCAGATGATGATTATTATTGATGAAATGGATATACCAGTCTTATTGTATACTTCTGAGACCGAAGCTGAGGCCTAGTTTGCATAAAAAGAAGGTAAAAGGGGTGGAATATACACTATACAAGGATGAAGATGAGTTCCGCCAACATCACCCCCGCGAAAAAATAGTACCCGACTGGAGGAAAGCGCAGATTGGGGAGTGGATTAAATCAGATGATGGTAAGGTAATGAGTATTATTCATAGGTGGCACATGAAAGATACCAGCATAAGGGATAAGAAAACCAATGATTTTGTGCGGACATTGCTTGGTACTGCTTCTACTGGTAAATATACCAAACTATTGGGAAACCCTGCGAAAAATATTTATTGTTTTGTTAATTATAAAAGTAATAGTGTTGTAACCGCTAGAGAAAAGAATTTTGCAAAGATGGTGGCAATGGGCGCAAAACCTGTAAATGCCTACCTTAATTGCTTTAGAACCAAAGATTATGACTATGCACGTGACAGGTCAATGGCATTATTAAGAGAAAAGAGAGTAAGAACTATGGTAGATAAAGAAATAGAATTATTATTAGATGATCTGGGTATTAGTAAGACATATCTGTTAGAAGAGATGAAAAGTGTGGTAGATAGCAGAAAAGCACGTCATGGAGATAAATTAAGAGCATTAGAGACATTAATGAAGATATCAGGCTTATTGAATACAGATAAACAATCAGAATCCATTGCATTGATACAAGAGTTCACTGGTTTCTCAAAAGAAAAGCTAAAAGCCTTTGAACAGGGTTTATTACCAGAGGCGAGTGAATAATGTATTATAATCCAGATACGACCAATTATGCCTACCCTTTCCACATATCATACCCAAAAACATTAAAAGTGAATTTTTACTATGAAAGCCCACAACGAAATAAATAAACTGATAGCTAGCGCAAACTTACAATCGTACCAAGAAGGTGGAGAGGTAAAAGAAACACCGCCATTACGAGGAACAAAAAAACGCTTCAGGGAAAAGGCCGCCAATTTTTTAAGTATGTTAACAGAAAAACACCCTCTTTTAGACAAACTGTATTATTCACCAGAAGAATCGTATGGTGATGCTATTGGGAGTAATTTAGTCAGTTTTGGTCTAAGGCCCGGTTCGCCGCATTTAGATTCAGAGAAAAGGGGTAAGCTATCACAAGTCAGTGCAGAAGGATTAAAAGAGCTTTGGAGGCAGTCTGGCTCTCCATTCGTAAGGACGCATGGAGAAAGACACGCCGCATACATACCAGCTGGAGCTGAATGGCATTATGCAAAGAAAACCCCGAGAACGTTGATGGATAAATTATTTAACTTAGATACCGTATATATCCCAGAGGAACCTTGGGGTGGAGGTAGTTCAGATATGGCTGTATCTGAATTTGCTCATGGCTTACGATTTACTGACCCTCAGAAATACTCTAAATACAAATCTAGAAAAGGTTTACTATTAGGAAAGGGAGAAGAGCACGCAGAAGATGAATTATATCACACACCGGGGACAGACGAATATCAAACTCACAGTGTTGTTGAGCCGCAAATAAGAGATTGGTTAATAAAAAATTATGGGTTTAATTGGGATGACTACAACCCTTGAAGACATAAACGACAATAGCGACATAACAAACTTCAATATTAACCCCGCACCCAGCTTAATGGCAGAGCGGGATGAGATATTGGCAAAAGCATATACTGACCTTGTATTCTTTGGTCGTGCATTTTTACCCCGCGATTTCTTAAATAAGTCCGCTTCCCCCGGTTTTCACTTTGATGTTTCTAAAAAATTGATTAGTACCGCCCCCGGTGGTAGAACATGCATTGTAATGCCCAGAGGTTTTGGTAAGTCTATACTGTCTAAAGCGGCGATTATGCATAAACTATGCTTCTCTGGAGAAAAACAGCAACATTTTGTTGCGTGGGTGTCCGAAGAACAGAGTCAGTCTATTGATCACTTAAAGTATTTACGAAACCATTTTGAAGTAAATAAGAAAATAAAGTACTACTTTGGCAATATGGACGGTGGAAGAGCTGGAAAGAGGTGGACAGAGAAAGATATTGTAACTCCAAAGGGAGATCGTGTTATTGCAAAAGGTACATCGCAGAGGTTGAGAGGTAGGGCAGAAGTAGATGTGCGCTATACTGGTATTGTTTTGGATGACTTTGAATCAGAATTAAACACGAAAACCCCAGAACGTAGGTCGGAAATCAAGAAATGGGTAGTGTCTACGGTATATCCTGCTTTAGAAGAAACCCCCGGAAATGAAGGTTGGATATGGTTGGCGGGTACTATTGTTCATTATGACAGCTTCTTACAGATGGTTTGCGATGGTTATAAGAATGCAATGAAAGACAATCGCAGATACCCTTGGGATGTGGTCTTTCATCGAGCAGTAGAGGATGGGAAATCTATCTGGCCAGAACAATTCTCCCTTGAAAAGCTAGATAGAAAGAAACGCGAGTTCATCGAGGCGGGTCTGGTAAATAAGTTTGCACAGGAGTATATGAACGATGCGAGGGATATATCTAACGCTTCCTTTAAAATTGATAGAATTCAGTACTACAATGGTGTATTTAAGAATGAAGGCGGGTTTAACTACATTATTGAAGGGGAAGACGCAATTCCTATTAATGTATATCTTGGAGTTGACTTAGCCGCTACTGCAACAGCAACCTCAGATTTTCAGGTTATACTGGTTATGGGTATTGATGCGAACAATAATAGGTATGTCATTGACTACTTCAGAGAAAGAATACCCACATTTGACGTTCCGCAAAAAATTATAGACATGGCGAAGAAGTATTCTCCAGTAAGAAGAGTAACTATTGAGACTGTTGCCGCCCAAGAAATGGTGCGAGATATGGTGACACGAATGAGCGCCAACGAAAAAAGGCTACTACCCGGCATCTTCAAAGGAGTAAAGCCGCCAGCAAGAATTAAGAAGGAAGATAGACTGGAAACAACACTCGGGCCTATCGTTAATTCAAAGAAGTTGTACCTGCAAAGACACATGACGGAATTGGTTGATGAACTCTTTGAACACCCTAAACCACGTAATGATGACATTATGGATGCTTTATACTATGCAGACTATTATGCTAGGGCACCAAAGTCTCAGAAGATGTCAAAAGATGAGATTGAAACGAAAGAAGATAAAAAACGTGATTTTACACTTAAAAAAACTTATAATTGGATAACTGGATCACGTAATTTCTAATAATATAAGATTTTTTTAGCTTTTTCCTTAAATTCTATTGTAAATAGAAATTTCCCTGTATAACTTACCCTCAGTATTTTATTTATAAAATACACCACATACATGAAGGGCATGCCACACTACCGACAGTATCCGATGGGTGACGTTGTTAACGCCAACCTAGAACCGGGTGAGTACGTCGTCAGACGTAATGCGGTAAATGCATTAGGCACAGAAAATATGGAGATGCTAAATCACGCCGATGGAGCTCATGGTGCATTAAATAAGTTAATGGTATCAGCCTCTCTTGTACACTTGCAACCGCAAGATAACTCTTCAGTAAAGATAGAAGCAAATGGATTCCCCATTGCTGATTCCCCAGTACGACAAAGAGTAGACGCTACCCGCAATATGCAAGAGGGTGGGGAAGCTAAAACAATTAGAGGTGCTAGTCCTGTAGAATATAATTATGATGACCCCGAAATGTTAAGAGCTATACTTTCCGTTCCAGCAAGTGAAGTTGGTGGTGGGGAAGGTTTAAGATATTATTTAGGTGAGAAAAAACATGGTCAATTACCAAGTTTAGACAGAAAAGTTGTAGGAGCTAGAGCTATGCGAAAAATGGCGTATTCACCAGCAGACTCCATACCGCAAGCTATGGTAGAAGGATATTTTGATAAACCATCAAAAGCAAGTAGTTTTTTAAAAAGGTTAGGCATCAATAAGCAAGAAGGTGGAGTAATAAAAAAAGATTCAGAATGTGTTGGTGGTGAATGTGCAATTCCTTCAGCTGTCAATCAAGAAGGATACTATTCAATGCCTTGGAAAGGCAAGAACGTAATGATTGATACCATGTCAAGAATGGAAGAAGATGGTATGGCGCAATATTTGGCAGAGGGTGAAGGTGGTGATTACTTTATGATGAATGAAAGTGATATACCAGCAGATTCATTAAAAGCTTGGTCTGGTAATGGGTATCAAGAAGGTGGGCCTATCCCATATTCAGAAGGTAGTGATTGGGGTGAGATGAATAAAAAATGGGCAAGACAAAAGTTTTTAAGTGATTTAGACCCATCAACTATGGGTCTTATGGAAAACATAAGAAGTAAAGATAGAATCGACCCTGCTACCGCTGAATTATTCGCAAGATTAAAAGGTGAAAGCGTGGAACCTTCATTAAACGGAATATCACCACAAGAAATAAAATCAGCTGGTGGATATCAAGAAGGTGGAGAAGTAAGAGAAACTTTATTAAGTAAACTTAGTGGTGGAAAATATCAAACATCACAAGATCTACCATCTATAAGAGAACAAGCTATTCCAGCATTAGAATTTATGACTGGAGCTGAACATGTTCCTGAAGGCGAAGAAGCTAGCCTTTTAAACTTAGCTTTGGCTGTTCCTTTTCTTGGAAAATTTGGTAAGGGAGCTAAGCCTGCTTTAAGTAAATATTACGCCAGTTTATTTGGTCATGGCTCAGCTTCTAAAGAAAAAGCTAAAAATTATATTAGAAAAATGTTTAAAGAGTTACCATCTATGGAGTATGATAAAGCAAGCAATAGAATAAAAAGAAGCGCTATAACAAAATTAAGAGACGAAAGCCCTTCTGTAAGAGAGATGGGTAAAGCACTATATGCTGAAAAATCAGGCAAGCCTTGGCGTATGAAACTTCACGAAGATAAAGATACTATGGAAAAAGGAGTAAAAGGTTTTATAAAAGAAGCTGAAGATGCTCATAAATATTATTATGGTAAACAACATGGTGGTATGGTGCATGGCTATCAAGAGGGTGGAGAAGC